TCTATGTTAGGAAATGCGTAGTTGTTGGAAGGTACGGAACAAAAATCCCTGTTCATGGGTACGCCTACTTCTAACCTGATTGTATAGCCTGCCACGTTATCGCCGTGTGCGTCATAGAATGGCAGGGCATCATCATTCACGGCAAAGTTCACCCGGCTGTCCCGGTAGATGTATTGAAGGGAAGCGATAATATCGTCAAGGATTTGCTGCGTGTCGGACAATACCTCCAGCTGGTTCGTGGAATCCTCGAACTGCCTGTCCATGACGGCAATGGCAAAGTTGAAAGTTTTCTCCTTCGTGTCAACCGACATATCCGATAGCATCGTAATGGTGTCAGGAATGACCCAAAGGAGCGGATAGTTGTCTTTACTGCCGTCTGCCACGAGGTCATATTCAGGCCCGACAACAACCGAGCGAACCATCTTATGATTTTCGCCTGCCCTTCGGATTGCCGCTATTATCTGGTTTAAAGTCATCTAAAAACTTCCTTAATTTTTCCTCGTTCTTCTTTCGCCATGTCTCACTTCGCGAACCAGAAGCCGAGGTTTTGTCCTTCACGGTTGGGTTTGTCGATTGCTTTTGCATCAGGATTTTGCCACTTAGGATATTTCTCAGGGTAGGTACAGAGATAGCGGTTCATACGCTCAATGTAATGGTCTTTTTTCTGCCCGTACCGCTGCTCAATTTTTACCATTTCATCGGTATTGATGGAGGTCATGTTTTCCCCGTCCCGCTTCATGATGGATTTATTCATGAATTTGAAGGTCAGGGGCATCACCGCATCCTGCAATACCGCATATTTCAGAATCGGCTTTATGTAGTCGTTTAAAAGCGTGGTGTTATCCGCGCTCAGGCTGCCCGGGTACTGGCTGTAAATCTCATCGTACAGGTCACTCCCGATGGTATCGCGCAAGGTTATTTCCTGCGCGTCCTGAAGCGACATCTGAATCAGCTTCGGGTCTAAATTGTCCTGAATCGGGGTATTCTCCTTGATATAGGTTGTGTCTATGAAATACTTGAAACTCATCGTGCTGCCCTCCTGTATAGTTTAGATTGCCAAATGTGCCTGCAATGTGGAACGTGCGTTGTAGTGCCTGCAATCGTGCGCCAACCTCCCCGCCTTTTCCATACATCATATCCGAGCCTGCGCGAAATGGTGTCAATTTCTTCGCGGGTGTACAGCTTGTTCTGCTCAATCATGAATTGGCAAAATTCACGCGTACGTCCGTTGGGAAGAATCTTCGGCCCTGATACCTCCGGGTCTTTATCGTATTGGTACAGAACAAACACTTCAGTTTCCAGACCTCCGCTGTCGGCAATGGAACGCGCCCCGCTTTCGGTGATTTTGATTTCGCTTCGTGTCCAGTCAATGATGCCGTTGGTTTGCATATTCTTCAGCACCTTGGCGGCTTCGGTCGTGGTCATTCGGGCGGATTTAGCCATCTCATCAAGAGTGGCCTTGGGATTGTCCTTAATGACCGCAATCAGGCGCATTTCGGGGTTGGTAAGTTCCGCGAATGTTTCGGGCAGTTCCTCAAATTCTGAAGCGGGCCTGCCGTATTCGCTAAAGGCTTGGATATCTCTTTCATCATCCCATCCGAAAGGGTTTTCCGCGCTCATCTGGACGGTAGCTTGTGTGCTGTAACCAAGTGCTTCCCGGGCCTCGTTACGGTCAATAATGCCAGCGGTAAAGAGTGCCTGTGCATCCTTTGAAGTAGGTTCGGCTGGTATTGTCTGAATCTGCCCTTGGTAACCCATTGATTGATAAAGCATGGTGAACACGCGCTCCATCTGCAGCCGCTTGGGGGCTACATAGGCCCGGTCAAACACCTCATACGCCTCAAGTAGTTCATTACGCCCCCCAAGTTGCCCCTCAACACGAACCCCGAAAAGCATCGGAGAGGTTACGCGGTGAGCGTAGAAGATGTTATCGCGGACGGTTTCGGAGAGTTGCAAATACTGCTTGTCAAAGTCTGAAGGCATAAGTGATTCTACCTTCATTGGTTCTTCGCCGCGCTCGTTCCAGCTAATTAGAACCCCGTTGGCATTGTCCGTGCCTGTGGTGTTCCGTTTGAATTTCCTGTCGAATTCTTCTTTGATGTCCTCCGTTGGTTCGCCCTTAAATATCTGGATAATCTTTCCGAGGCTGAATCCGTTCTTGATGTTGTTGTAATGGAAGTCAGAAATCAGGGTATCAATTTCGATGTAGGTTCTGGCAGGATACCAATCTGGCAGCGGGTAAACACCTTCACCTGCTCGGTATTGTTTGAACCAAAAAACCTGAGTGCCTCCGGGCTTTTCTGGGTTGAAGGCGGGAAACTCTTTCCTATCAACCTTCTTATCCATCCAATCTTCGCTAAACCAAACCTTCGATGCGTCCTGATTTACCCTGCACTTTTCAAAGGGAAGGTGATACCATGCCACAACCCGCGTCCCGGGTACGTTCCAGATAGCCTGCAAAGCATAACCGCCAAAGTTTTCTAAATCGGTGGCCGCCTTTATCTTTAGGTCGTGCCATGATTCGTAAGGGTTCGCGTTCTGAAGTGCAGCGGATGCGCCTGCCTGTTCGCCTACCGTACCCATCAGGGTTACGGTGGTATCTTTACCCGCGATAAATTGCGCTTTCTGAGTGACAATCGCGTTGTGCAGGGCGGATGAGTTGTACAGGTCAAGAATAACTTTCGGGAAGTCGTTCCGTTCCCCGTATGTGTACCATTCCGCGCCCCGTGCCTCTTTGAATTTGGGCGGTGGTGCTACTGCAAAGTTTATGCGCTGTAATTCGACTTTCATTTGATTTTCATTATTCCAGTTTCCACGACTTCGTTTGCGTTGGCCGGGTTGGTGTTATTGCTGCTGGATTGTGCGTAGATGGTGTATTCATATTCGCCTTTCACCCATGCGCCTGAAGTACCCGTAGAGATATTGAACTGATTGTATCGGGTGGGGAAAGAACTAATGTCAGTCACGACCAAATTATAAGTAATGCTCCTGTCTTCCCGATTGTTCAGGGAAAGCAGGAAATAGTAAGGCGGTGAAAGGGTCACTTTCTCCGTTGCCGTTACCATTAGGATGCTTAACGCGGTCGTATCTACAATGAGCATTCACCTATAATGGAGGAAGTCGCATTTTGTCGTTATTTTTGCGACATGAGATACCCAAAAGGCTGGCAGGATGTTACGCTGGCGCAGCTGGTGGAACTTGACCAACTCAGAACACGTACCGACCTTGACCCGGAAGAAACAATGAACCAGGTTCTTTCAGTATTGTCTGGAGTACATATTGATGAAATCGAAGCCTTGCCACATAACGAGCGCATAATGGCTTATTCTCGCATGGGCTGGCTCGCTCAGTACCCGGCAAAGAAACCGAAGAAGCGGGTGTTCAAGTTAGGCGGCACTCATTACAGAATCGTAAGCAACCCTGCGCAGGTTTCAGCCGGTGAGTATGCGACCATCCAAAAGATAGCATCGGATGGGCTGATTACAAACCTGCATCAGATTATTGCATGCCTGATGATTGAGCAGCGCAGGGGCTGGTTCAGGTGGCATGATGTGCGCCATGACAAAACAACGGGAGCGCAAAAGTTCGCAGAACGGGCAAGGCTGGTTCGTGAGCAGATGCCCGTAGCACAGGCGTATCCATACGCGCTTTTTTTTTCGACTCTCTTGCCCAAATTATTGGAAACTTCCCTAACCTATTTCCAGCAGCAGGAGAGGAAGTTGAGGAAGCAGGCAGCGACTGGTTAGGAATGTTTTATCGCATGGCAGGCAAGGACTTGACAAAAATGGATGCAGTCATGAATATGCCCCTGATGGAGTTCTTCAATTATGCTGCGATGTTAAAGACAATCCAGAAAGAACAGCAGGAACGGCTGCACAAGGCGGCAAAACAGGGTTATGAATCGTATATGAGTGCCTTAATGAGTGAGTTATTATGAAGATTCAGTACAACCGCCCACCCCTTGCCCCGTATCAGGTAGCCATACTTGACAGCCCTGCCCGATACACGGTAACGGCTGCATCCACCAAGGCAGGGAAGACCGCTTCGCACATCGTCTGGTTGTTTGAGCAGGCACTTCAGGGCGGAAAGGGGCAGTCGTTCTGGTGGGTTGCACCCGTTTACGGTCAGGCTGAAATCGCCTTCAGGCGGTTCAGGGAGCAATGTTCCGCGCGGCTGTTTATGGCGAACGAATCAAAGTTGCGCCTGACCTTGCCCAACGGTGCGATGATTGAATTTAAGTCAGCGGAAAAGCCAGATAACCTTTACGGGGATGATGTCTTCGCAGCGGTCTTTGATGAATTCACCCGTGCCCGTGAGGAAGCATGGTTCGCCTTGCGTTCTACCCTGACAAAGACCCGCGGCAAGTGCAAGTTGATAGGTAACGTGAAGGGGAAAAAGAACTGGGGCTACCGGATTGCGGAACGTGCAAGGCAAGGTGAGGAAAACTACGCCTTCTTCAAAATAACCGCATGGGATGCTGTGGAAGCAGGGATTCTGGAACGCGAAGAAGTTGAGCAGGCAGAGCGCGACCTACCTGCGCACGTGTTTAAAGAGTTGTACCTTGCCGAGCCAGCGGATGACGATTCAAATCCTTTCGGTCTTGAACATATCCGCGACTGCACAGGCGCGATGGCTGCTGGCCCGGCTGAGTGGTACGGTATTGACCTTGCGAAGAAAAAGGACTGGACGGTGATAATAGGGCTGAACGCTCAAAAACAGGTATGCCACTTTGAACGATTCCAGAAAGATTGGAGGTCCACCCGTGAACATATTCAGAAAGTGGTAGGAAAGACCCCAGCAGTAGCCGATAGCACGGGAGTAGGTGACCCGATTGTAGAAGATATGCAGCGAGCCTGCCCACGCTTGCAGGGGTTCAAGTACACATCCATCAGCAAACAGCAAATCATGGAGGATTTAGCCACCTCAATACACGGGCGCGAGGTGCAGTTTCCCGAAGGGCCTATCGTGGATGAACTCCAGAACTTTGAATGGCAGCACA